GTGTTAGCACTTCCACCACCATTAAAGTTTTTAGCCAAAATACTTTCAATTTGCATATTCAACGCATACCCACCAAAAGCTTTTTCAATGACATTTAAAAATACACTTTTGCCATTTCCGCCCCAGCCAGTTAATTCAAATAAACATTGCTCAGTAGTTAAACCTGTCAGTGAATAGCCAATTGCTCTTTGAATGTAGCGAACTTTATCTCCATCGCCATCGAATATTTCATTCAAAAACTTAATCCATCTGATTGGCTCACTATTACTAATTTCACAATTTGTGTTTCTGCTAATCATTAGATTTTGATTATTTACAACTTTTTTTCCAGTTTTTAAATCAATTACTCCACTTTTTGTATTTAATAAAAATGGGTCTTTATCAAAGTCATTATTCACACATGCGATATTAGGAAGGTGTTGGGCTTCCTTAAGCATTGCAATTTTTCCACCGCTTGAGCTTAAATGTTTAACATTTTTTGACATCGCTTTTTGCAAATTTTCATCTTCTTCATTTTCAATTTCTTTTTTCATTTCAGTGATTAATTTGTCGGCAAAGCCTTTAACAATTTCTTTAGTGTCTTGTTCCCAATTTTCACCATTGTAAACCATCCACGAATTGTTGTCATAGTTGTATTTTAAAATCTCACCAAATCTGTCAATAAATCTTTTTGCATTTCCAGTATCATCTAATGAATAATTTTTTACTCTTAAAACTTCTCCAGTGTAAGCATTATAAGTTATTTCGTTTCCAAAGTGTCCACTAAAAGTATCAGAACAAAGATTAATTGCATTATTGATTGTGATTTCTCCATATGTAAGTTCTCCACGTTTTTGTAGCCATTTATCTCGCATTAATCCAGAACTCATAAATATTCTGTTCATTTGTGATTTATCTTTATTTGACCAAAAAGCTAAAAGTGAGCACAAGCTTGCATCAGCTTCTGACTGGCTTTTAAAAAGTCCTTGCCATTCACCTTTCATCAAAAGATTAAACAAATTACCATTTTTACTTTTACTTGCTTTATCAATTAATTCATTATCACTCAAATTGTGCATTATTTCTTTTTTGTCATAAAAATAATTTACATCTTTTTTGTCAACATATTCATTAAAAAGTTCAATTATTTGTTCTGAGCAATCACTTAATTCATTATCATTTACTTTATTTCCAGTTAGTGCAAAAAATCTATTCTTATCATACATTTCAACACAACCATTTCTTCTTCTACCATTTGGAAGCGCTCCGATGCAAATAAAATGAATGCCTTTTCCACTTTGCGAATATTCAGTGTATGTTTTTAATCTTGAAATGAACTTTTCTTTAATTAAATTAAATTCTTTTTCGTTATCTCCATCGTGAAAATCTAAATCGACACCGAAAAATCCACCACCAAGCATAAAGCCAAGACCTTTTACTTTATCTTGATTTTTATTCAAACTATCTAAACTTTCTTCAAATGTAAGCCATGTAGCAATATCATTACTTTTTGCAGGCTTTAAAGTTTTGGCATTAATAGGTATTTTGGTCATTCTTCCTTCCTTTTCAACCAATGACCACAACACCCATCTTTTCTCTTTTTTCATCAACTCGGGTATATTTTGATAATTAAACATTGCACTTCTCCTTTTCTTTTGGGTTTTAAAAGTGGCTAATTGTAGCCACCTTTAAATTATTTAAAATGGTAAGTCATCGTTGCTTACTTCTTCACTTTCCAATTCAATTTTTTGATTTGGATATCTTGTTGTGTCGTAATATTCAATTTTATTAACATCTTTATCATTTGTATATTCATTATTCACAATTTCTATAGCAGCTGCAACTTTACTTCCGTTAATTTTTTTTAAAACATCTTCAATAGAATTGAATTTAATGTGTTCTGCTTTTTCTTTTTCAGTTAAAACTGCGCCCAATAAACTATTAATTCTTTTTTTGTTGAACATTTCTGGATGTTCTTTGTCTTTGAAAATGTTATCAAAAACAACTCTATTTTTGCAAGGTTGTATAATATCATCTCTTATTTTAAAGCTAATTGAAACATACTGATTTCCTTTTTTGCTTGTTTTAATTTCAGCTGTAATAATTCCTTCATATTTTCCGTTTGGAATTAATGAATATTCTTGTTCTTCGTATTGATACATTTTATTTACTCTCCCATTTTTCAACATATTTTTCAAATAAATCATTTCTTTTTAACCAATTCACAAAATCAGTAATAATTCCTTGAATTGGTTTTATAAAATCTTTTCTTGTGTATTTCTCTTGATAAATCAATTCGCCATCACTAATTAAATAAATAAATTCTTTTGCTTGTGGAATTAATTCAAGATACATTGGATGTTGCGCACTCGTGTAATATTTTTGAATGTCACTATATCTTGAAACTCTTTTAATGTCATAAATAATTCCATTTTTCAAGACATCTAATCTTCCATATAACACAAATGTTAGTCCATTAATTATTTCAATTTTGCTAGCTGAAACTTGAAACGCTCCGCCTTCAATTAAATTGCTTATTCCAGAAACTTTTCCATCATAGCATTCTTGTTCGAATTCATTTCCAAGTTTCATTGCTTCCGTTTGCTCAGTTGGCTCACGATTTAACACTTTCAAGAAATCATCAAATGCAATTTTTTCATCCAATAATTGATTATCAAACAAATAAATCCAACTATTAAGCAGACTTGCTGTTATTAGTAAAGGCTTTGCTCGTTTTATCATAAATAAATCCTTTTTCTTTTGCTTTTTGGTTCAACTTCGCAAATAATTCTTGTTTAGTTGTGGACACATGATTTAAACTTGCAATTTCACTAAGTGCTTTATTTAAATCGTTTTCGCTTTCAATTATTGCTTTTCCTTTTTTCATTGTTTCTTCATAAATATTGTTATCTTTTTTTTCTGCATTTTCTTCAGCATTAATATTTTCACGATATTTATTTATTAACTTTGACATAAAATCATTTTTAGAATTTTTATCTAAAATTGGAACTTCATAATCTCCAGTAATTCCATGATTGCCTTTTGCAAAATATCTTTCGCATTGTTTAAAGTGCAATATTCTTTTTTCACCAACAATTTCAAGAAAGCCACCTAAATCGACATCGTTCCAAAATTCTTGCCTTGCTTTTCCTTCGATTTGCAATCTATAAGCAACAACATCATCACCACCAACTTTCACTTGATTTTCAGTTGTGTGGAATACCCAAATTTGGTCTTTGCCAAGTGAGCTAATTAATCTAACTAGATTTTGCCAAATCTTATAAGCAACTCCGTATCCTTTCAAAGCAAGTGTTCCATCGCTTTGACCATTTTTTGGATTGTCTTTAATGACTTTTGGCTTGATAATCTCTTCCATCAACTTGCCACCAGTATCCACAACAATTGTGTCGTATTGTTTAATTGCTTCACTTTGTAAATCACTAACAAGTTCATCATAAGTTGCAACTCTATCAACATCACTTCTATATCTAACTTCAACTCTATCAACACCTTTATCGATATCGATTAATAATGGATTTTTAGAACTTAATGCAAGTGTAGTTTTTCCGCTTCCTGGAACTCCACTTAGCAATATTTTAATTGGTTTATTTACGCTCGTATAATTTTCTTTTTTCTCAATCATATAAATCTCTAAACTCCTTGTTAACTATTGAATACATATATTGAACGTTATAATTTTCAGTTTCATGTAAGACTGCAAACCCATTTTCTTTTTCATGGAATTCAATTTCCCATTCACTTTTTTTGCTTGAATAATAAGTATAATCTTCAAACATTTCTTCAAGTTGGATAAATACTATTTCTTTGACTTCTCCATCTGACATTTTAATCCTTTTGCATAACATAATTAATTCTCCTTTCTATTTTCTTTTAAAATGTTATAAATCTCTTGTTCATCACATCCGATTGCTTTTGCGAGCTTGGATACAGTTTCAAATCGTGGATACTTTGCATATAACATTGCATAAACTCTTTGTTTAGATACTCCAAGTTCTTTTGCGATGCTTTCCAAAGTTTTTCCATGTTCGTAAATGAAATCACGCATTTTCATATATTCACCTCCTTTCTTTATCTTCATATATATTTTAACATTTATTAATTAATTAGTCAATAATTAATTCTATTTTATTAAAAATAACTTCATTGTTATTTAAATAATAGTTGTCGCTTTTATTTTGATGTGGTTCTTGAAAAATCGGATACCAACTTTTATTTGGCTTAAGAATGCACATAACATTATCATTTTCTTTTATTGTGGTAAAAAAATATCCATCAACCACAACTTCATCACCTGATTTTAATTCACGACTATTTTTGTCTAAATAAACAATTTTTTGGTCGGTGTATGTGTCAATTATTTTTAAATCAAAATCTTTTAAAACATTTTCATATTTTTTCAAATATCTTTCAGCAATATATCTTTTTTTAAAACAAATTGCATCACCCTTTCTTAAAGTAAAAGTTGGGTTTGATTTCCATATTTTTTTTAAATATTCTCTTTTATTGTTTTGTATTAAAATCATATTATTTGCACTCCTCTGGCAATTCATCACTTTCAAGACAATCAGATATTGAATAATCACGATGCAATGTGTCAATTACTTCTTCTTTTGTTTTCAAAAGTGAACACAATAAATCTTTTAATTCATCTAAATCAGCTTGCTCAAGCAAATTTTTAAAATCATCATAATCCATATCATCTAACTCGATTAATTCACTTCCACAACCCCAACAAATATAATCGTAATTAAGTTCACCATGATGGCCATCACAAGCACCAATTTCATATTTCACTTCATCATAATTTTCACAAACTTTATTACATTTTGGGCAATACATTTTTCGCATATTTTATTCTCCTTTCAATTTTTTATTTAATGCTTTTAAATCATTTTTATTCATTTGGTATATTTCTAACATCGTATAGTCTTTAATTATTTCAGGATGATTTAATTTAATTCTGCCATAATTTTCAAAAAATTTCTTTGTTTCTTTTTTATGAGTATCTTTACTTATCATCACTTTTCTAATATTAAATGCATCGGTTGATTTTTCATTTAATAAATAAATCTTACGTGAACCAACTTTTAAAATTCTTGAGCAATACTTCTTTAATGGCTTTATTGCACATTTAACAAGTCTTTCATTTAAAAATATATCATCATAACTGCCACCATTTTTCCAAAATATTACAACTCTTTTCATATTGCTTTAATCTCCTTTAAGTCTTCATAATCATCAGCTTTAACAATAATTTTAAATTCACTAGTTGTTATTGTTTCAATTACAAGCCCAGCTTCAAAATCTTCACTAATTTCAATTGTTCTTTTTTTCTCTAATTGTTTTAATAAATTAGTTAATGCTTCAACTCCTATAAATGAACCAGTAATCCATGTCCCCCTTTTATAATGCCTAACTTTTACTTCAATTGATTTAATCATACTTTTTTCTCCTTACATCTATATTTTAATATATAATAAATAATAAGTCAATAACTATTTTAATATTTTTTATAAAATATATGTTCTAATAAATCTATTTGCATATTCTTTACTAATCATCGAACGTTCAACTTTATTATTTGTATTACTAATTTTTTTTAAATTCTTATTAATAATTTGTGGTTCAAATAATAAATTGAATTTTGGGTTTAAATTAATAAACCAAAATTGCGTGGGCTTTTTAAAATAATCACCATTTTTGCTTCTATCCAAATCAACAACTTTAGATTTAATTGGGAAAAACTTTTCTAAATAATTTCCACCATATGGATTTTCAACAATTAATTTTAAATTTCTCTTTAAACACACAATTATTAATTTACAAAATAAGCTGTATAAATAATTTAATTCATTATGCAATTTAAGTGAATTTTCAACTTTCTTTAAATCGCTCCATTTCTTTTGCTGTAACGCAACACCAGCGTAATGCATTTGAATTTGACATTCAAATCGGGTGCAAGGAAAGAAAGCAAATATTAAATCGTTCTTATTCATCTCATCAAAGATACTCTCTCTCTCTCGAGTATCCGTTTTCAATTTCTTTGAATAAATCTATTTGAAAATCAGTTTCTTTAAAATCATTTAATATATCAAAATCAAAAGCATTTTTATATCCTAATTTTTTAAATTCATTTTTAAAAGTTCCAGATTGTTCAAATAATAAATAAATATTATTGTATGACATATCAGTATCCCAATTCTGCTAATTCATTTTCTAAAATATTAATTGCTTCTTGCACAATATCATTTTTATCTGTAAGAATAAATCCAACTATTTTTGTGCCATTAATAAGTCCCCAATGCAATATATAGTTTTCAATATAAATTGTTCGTTCTTGTTCTCCTAACATTTCTATTTCTTTAAAAAATTGCTCTAATGATAATTCTTCCACCATTACATCATTACTATTTGCAACTATAGTGATTTTACATTTTTTCATTTTTTTATCCTTCTATTAATATATAAACTACATTATTTTTATTCTGAAAATAGCAAGCGTCAAGAACTAATGCATTTAAATATTTTTCATTTATTTTAATTTCTATTTTTAAGCCAAATGCTGCTAAGATATCCTCATCCTCTTTAGTTTCAGGGTCAAATCTACGTGAGTAGAGACTGATAATAGTTGAATTATCAATTAAATTTAATACATCTATTAATTTCATTTTTATTTTCCTTTCTTAAGGTGGTTATTCACCACCTTTATAAAAAACTAACTCATTAATATTATTTTCTAATTCTTTTTTAATTAAAACATAATCAATAAAATCACCTTTTTTAAAATTATTTTTTAAAAGTTCATCGTTAATAGCAGTTATAATAACTTGCAAATCTTTATTTTTTATTACTATATTCTCAATAAAATTTATAAGCTCTCTTTTTTTATAAAAATCTAAATCTTTATAAATTACATACCTATTTAATAAATTAATTAAATATTCTTTTTTAATTCTTTCTTGTAAATCAGTAATATATTTTTCAAGAGAGCAAGAATATTGCTCACCAGATACGTAGAAATACACTTTTTGCTCTTTTAAATCAATTAAATCAATCATAGTTTTACTCCTTTTTATAATTTACTATATCTAACTATATTCCACAATTCAGGGTCATCTCCTTTAGTAATATTAATTATTTCGACATAGCCATTTTCTTCAACAAAATAGCGTTTCATGTATTTATATTCCTGAAGAGCCCTCTTTAACCCTAACACCGTAGTTTCGCCATATTGGCCATTGCCATTCATTGACCAGGATTGCACAGAATAAGTATTCTTTTTCATAATTTGTTTCTCCTTTCTTTTCTAAGGGGCTTTTTATTGCCCCTTGAATAAATCATCTAACCTTCTTAATTTAGCATTGAACTTCCTTTTGTTTAG